GCCACTTTGCTATATAGGACCAAAAGACGGACGCAGTAAAATCTGTTTTTTAAGGTTGGATAATATACAATATCTGACTATACACATATCTTCAATGAGTTAGCACATGAATTACGAAGATTGATCCAATATCTTGTTCAAGAAACAGTGACTTTGTCTGTCCGCGCGGTTTTGATTTGAAGGAAAATTTAATTTTATGTTTTTCGTTTTTGGTCCTATTATACAAAGTGTCCCATGTTAGAAGAGGAGAACATGCAAAATGGCTCTAGCCAAAGCTACTCACAAGCCCACGATTGATGTCGTCGCAAATCCTAGAAAAGAAAAACAGATCACGCCCAAACAAGAAGAATTTGCACGATTGTATGTCTGTGAAGATATCTCACAAACAGAGGCCGCTGTCCGCGCTGGATTTAGTGTGAAATCAGCCCACGCCATTGCATCACAATTACTCAATGGTGTGCGGTATCCCCATGTGGTTGCAAGAATCCGTGAGCTGAAGCAAGAACTATCTAAAAAGTATGAGGTCAGTTTTGAAGGCCATGTAAAAAAACTTGCTGAAATCCGTGATGCCGCCATGACGGGAGGAAACTTCGCCGCCGCTGTCGCCGCTGAAAAATCACGAGGCCAAGCCGCTGGGATCTACATTGATCGTAAAGAAATCTTGCACGGCAAAATTGACCAGATGAGTCGTGATGAAGTAATGCGTGAAATAAAACGAATCCAAGAAGAGTTCCCAGCTCTGGCAGTCGTAGCTGAGGGCAATATGGTTCTGGAGCATGAAGATAATAAGGGAGACTAAAAGACTTATCGTTTAATGTCCACACTGTTACTTTAATATTGTAAACAGCTCGCAGAAAGGAGCCTCGTATGAAAAGACCAAAGCCCGATATGTTTGAGTTCAACGGTGGTAGATCGCTCACCATCTTGAACTACTCCCCTGTCAATGAAGCCTACTTGGTGTACCGACAAGACGGTACGAATCAAGGCAACGTAAAAGTGCATAACTCTTACGATGATGCCAAGGCTGATTATGATAACCGTGTAGACTTTATTAAAATTATGGAGGCGCAGAATGTCGCAGTTATATGAGTGGACAAAAAAGCTAGGTCAGCAACACTGGTCTATCCCTGGATCTTACACTGGTACTCTTTGTGGGATGCCGATGCTCGGTAACAATTATGCAAAGCATATAGATGAGGAAGACAAAACACCTTGTCCTCAATGCCAGCAACAAATTCAAATGTTTAGGTTGGGTGAATGATGAGTGAAATGTCTTACATTGTGCAAGACACCCAGACAGGCAAAAAGTTTGTCTGGGATTTGCCTCGCATCTTAAAAGAAATCAACCGTGATAGATCAGCAGAGTGGTCACCGTATGATGCAACCGATTGGACAGAGGGTTGGCGTGAGTTTGTGTCGGGGTTGACTATTGTTGGCTTTGTCAGTAAAAGGAATTAGTGCATGGCGACTAAACCTGAGTCCACGTTGTGGAAAAATCTCCGTGAGGGAACTAAGGAGCTAGGTGTGTTTTGGACACGCCTAGAGTCTTGGTCTAGTCCTGGAGTATCTGACTTGCACGGCATACTTGATGGTCATGCTTTTTGGCTTGAATTGAAAGTTCACAGGTTAAACTCACTAAAGAAGATTACGCTTCGTCCCCACCAAATTGCGTGGCAGATAAGATATAGCGGATATTCTGGAAACGTTTGGAACTTGGTTAGCCATCCTTCTGCCCGAACTATAAATATATTTCATGGTTCGAGAGCGATGGAGATTGCTGGACAGACAGAGAATAAAGGACCAGTGATACCTGATTGGAGTTCGGGAGTTCCTTACGATTGGACGGGAGCTATCAATCATATTCTATCATCATCTTCTCCCATCATAAAGGAGAGAGATCTCTAGAATCCTCTATCCAAATACCTTAAACCAAAAACCCTCGTCATCAATCTTCGTCTATCATGATCCGTTGACGATAAACGAGGATTCGCGAGGTATGATTTCTTGAGGATGAAAGATAATGATTATGACATTTAATGATAATTAAAGACTTGTCAATAAAACTCGGGCATGGTACTCTTACATCATAAGCAATGCAGCTTATAGAGAGATCGTAGAAAGGATCTATCATGACTACTAAAACTGTAAAATCTTCTCCTAAGGCGAAAGCCGTTGTCAAATCTGCTGAGCTCGTTGTCACTGACAAGGAAATCACATACGCCGAGATCTGGTCGTTTATCCAAGAGCATGCTGGCGGCAATGAGGCGAACGTGAAAATCGTGCCTCTTGACAATGTAGATGCCGAGAGCGCGGTTCCTGTCCCATTTGGTTATGGCGGTCGTCCAGGAGGTGTTCGCCAAAAGATCCAAGACTGGATGCTTAAAGGTGTTGACGGTGATACATCGTTAAAGGCTTCTCTCAATAAGGCCGCGCCATTAGGACACTCGCGCAAAAAGCCTGTCTGCTTACATGCCTTGATGCACGGTGGATATTCCCCATCTAGCAAATACTGGATGACACCATACGTCAAGCTCGTCGTCCAAGGCTAACTCACCAACGGGATGTCGCGAGGCATCCCGTTTCCTTCCCATCCCATCCCTGACGAAGAGGGATGATGATTCCCATCCTTGAGGAAGACTCATATAGGTATATGACTATACCTATAAATCACTCATCATCTATCATTATCAGTTTCTCATCATCTATCATCCTCGGTCTCGGTTGAAGATAATTGAGGATTTTGGTGAGCAGTTTGGATTTAACAAGACTGGTCCAGCTGGAATGGGTAGTGTTAGCTATTAGGTATAGCAACCAAACAAAAGGAGTGACGCTATGATAAGACAACTGTTTGACGCACTTGGCGAAATACTGGCATTGACCGTTCTATTCTATGCTGGTATCATTACTGTAGTTCTAGCTATTACTATATTCGTGTAGCTATGTGGATACTGATATTGGCTATAGTTTTGCTAGGTTTGATAACATTAATGAAAATAAATTAAAAAAAGGGGTTGTTATTGAACTTTAGCTATGGCATAAACTAGGTATACCGCAACCAGCGGTACAACACTTGACCCGTAGAAAGGGGTTATATTATGACTAAGTCTCTTAAAGGTAAGGCCACCACAAAGGCCACAGCTCCAGCAACCACAGTAGTCGCTGAGCTTCAGCATACAGGTACTGAAATCTCTTATGCTGACATCTGGCAGTTCGTGCAAGAACATGCTGGAGGCAATCTGCACAATGTTCAGGTCGTGCCGCTTGCTAATGTGCAAGCCGATACAGACCAGCCAGTACCGTTCGGTTTTAACGGCAAGGTCGGCGGCGTCCGCGCTACTATTCAGGGCTGGTTGCTCAGCGGTAAATGGCAATAACAGTCTCGCCGCTATCCTAGCCGCCGCCAAGCCACTCGGTCACAGTAGCAAAAAACCTGTATGTCTACATGCACTGCTCAACGGTGGCTACAGCCCGAGCAGTTCAGTATGGGGTACAGCATACGTCAAGCTCGTAGTTCAGCCTCAGGCTCAATAACGAGCCGCACAACGAGGGGCGGGTGGCCGAGGGTCCCCCGCCCCTATTCTTTTGCCTGACATTGATTCCTTGAGCCCGACCCCCCTTGAGACGACCCCTTTACCCATGTCAGTGGGTAAAACCAAGTTTTGGACAAATCGTGTGGTCCGTAGAAAGTTTTTATGGTATTGACTTTTACTCGACTAAAGGCCGAGACGATGTACCACGGTTACTGTAGAATTGTCATAGGTTCATTGCCCTAGAAAAATTTTCGATATATTTTAAAAATATTCGCATTAATGAGGAACTATTGCCTATGGACGTTCAGTTAGTACCTGATGAGCAGTTAAAAAAGTATGCCCATTTATTAGACCGCGCTAAGGAGATTACCCAAGCGGAGGCGGCGAAGAATGTTTATGGAATATTGTAAAACGGTTTGGCCTGAGTTTATTAATGGACGCCACCATAAAATAATGGCTGAGAAGTTTAACCGTATAGCTAGTGGTGAGTTAAAGCGGTTAATTGTGAATATGCCGCCCCGCCATACTAAAAGTGAGTTTGGCAGTTATTTATTGCCTAGTTGGTTAATGGGTAAAAACCCTAAATTAAAGATAATGCAGACAACGCATACGGCAGAGTTGGCTTTTAGGTTTGGCCGAAAGGTGCGTAATTTGATGAATAGTGGAGAATATACTAAGGTTTTTGAGGGTGTAGAATTGCGAGCGGATAGCCAAGCGGCGGGTAGATGGGAGACGAGTAAGGGTGGAGAATATTTTGCGGCTGGTGTAGGTGGAGCGGTGACGGGTCGTGGAG